AATATTTCCCGAGCTGTCGATTCGTAGTCTTTCCGTTCCACCAGTCTCTGCTGTTATTGTATCATTAGAAGGGAACCTGATTGTAGTATTAGTATCTCCAGTGTGGACTATCTTATCTGATATAGAAACATCAGACCTTGCAGTTATAATACCAATCGAATCTACATTAGTAACATCTTCATAAGTTAATACACCTGCTACTGAAACATTACCACTAAAAGTTGCAACACCAGCAACATTAATATTACCACTAGAATCAATTCGTAGTCTTTCTGTTCCACCAGTCTCTGCCGTTATTGTATCAGCAGAAGGAAATCTAATAGCAGTATCAGCATCTCCAATGTGGACTATCTTATCTGCAATTGAGACATCACCACCAATAGTTGTTATTCCACTTATAGTTAAGTCTGGTAAATCTCTGAAATTTATTCCACTTACAATAGTCTCAGAACCTACAGTACTTATCCCAGAACTAAAATTAGCTAGCTCATATGCATTACTCGGGGACATTATTCTTATCCGGCTTTTCTTTATTTATCTTATTACACTATAACACTCTTTAAAGTACCATCATTTTCTACAAATAACTTATATCTAATGTTATTATCTGAAGTTAATATCAATCCTACACTAGTAGAAACACCTACTCTTACATCAGCAGTAACATCTCCACCTTTGAGTGTACTTATTACATCAGAATCAGCTTTAAAAGAAGAAGGAATGACTACTTCAATATTATCATTGAGTGTAGATAAAACATGCAATTTTAGATTATCATCATCAAAATAGTAATCCATATCTTCTAGAAGATGGATACCATTTTTAAAAACCTCAACATTACTTGGTGAATAAACACCACTAAGTTTAAAGTTAACTTGTCCAGCAGAAGCAATATATCTAAGTACTTTCCTACTTTGGACTTTAACTTTATTATTTACATTTCCAATCATTTTTTGCTCCTATCTTGCTTTAACAGTTTTTGTAACTCAGCAGTAGATCCAACAAATAATGCATTATTTACAGTAGTTGGATTTTTATTATCTTTCTCCTGTTCAACATCTTTAAGTTTCTTCTGAAGTTCCATAAGTTTATCAGTAGCATCAGAAACACTTTTAATCAATTGTCCTGCAACTTCATATGCTCTTGGGGTTTCAGTTTCTTGTGCTAATTCAAGAATACCATTAATAGCTTCTTGACCTTTTTCTATAATAGAATACAGATTTCCTCTTGTATATTCATAATCTTTTTTAATATCATCTACTGAAGATCTAACCTTTTCAATTTTTTTAACTTTAGGTTGTATATCTTCAGTAACCATCTCACTATCAACATTAAAGGTTTTATCTAAATCATTAAATTTATCAGTCATTATATTTTATAAAAAAGAACCATCAAATCCAAAATTATCACCCTCATCTATGAAGACATTATCTTCAACGGTAATAGTCTTAACATCACCACCTAATAAATGGGATGCAATAGTAGTAGCATCTTCACCTCTTCTTACAAACAACTTATTACCAGATTTGGAAGTAACATAAAGCTGTTCCCCATCAATATCAAGACGAGTGCTCTTTGGAATAGAAGAAGCATCAGCAACTTCAATAATCTTATCACTCAAAGTAACATCTTTGGAAAGAGTTGTTACAACATTACTGTTGTAATCTTTGAGTGCTCTTGGGACAGTTTGATAGGTAACATCTCTAACATTCTTAGCACCTGATTCACCAGCATAATAAGGAATAGTGACCTTCTTAATGATATCCTTGGTAGCACTTGTTGTAGGACCAAACAGGTATGTCTTAGCAGTGAATCTTAGGGTATATAGAAGAACTCTACGAGAACTATAATCACCTTCATAATCATCCTGCATAGAAATGTTCTCAAGAACTATAGGAACATCTCTTTTTTCCTTTAATTCAGATACTAATTCAATTGATAGATTATAAGAAGGTTGGAAATATGGTAATATTTGCTCAACAATTTGAAGAGCATCATCATTTAACTTCGTCATAACACTCAATTCAAATTGCATGTTATAAGGAACAGGCATATATGATTTTTTAGTTTCCTTACTATCTTCAGGATCTGTTACAATAAACTGTTGAGTAGTTGATACCTTTCTACTTGAATCATAAGTCAAACCAGTAAATTCAAAAGACATTCTGGGCAAAGTAATTGCAGAAGGCTTATTTAAATCTGGTGATTGCTCAATCCTAGCTAGAAACTTTTGAGTTGGCCCATAAGCTAATGGAACCCTTATTACAGAACCTTCTTGCTTTATAGTTATACCATTAAAAAGAGTACCAAACCCTATAACAGTTCTTCTCAATATTTCGTTATAAAAATACTCAAACATCTTTCCAACCTGGATATACTATTATTTAACTAAGTTTATAACTAGGGTATTCCAAATGGATTTGCTTCTGAGAAATCTAAAATAGAATTAGCAAAATTTTCAATGTTAACATTATCAGCAAATCCATCATCAATAGGATCAACATTTATTACTCTAAGTGCATGTGATGCACCTGATGTTGCTCCAACAACATACTCTTCTGCAACAAATGTTCCAGTAATAGAAGCAATTTCTATAATACTTGTACTAGAATCCCAAGTTCTCACTCTTGCTGTAGCACCACTAACAGATCCTGTAACTACTTCATTAAACACATAGTTTCCTGTAGAATTCATATTTGGAGCACCAATAGAAATAGTTGGTGCTACAGTATATCCAAGTCCAGCATTTTGTATATTAATAGCAGTAATTATACCAGCAGGATTGATCATTGCAGTTGCTGCAGCAGATACACTGGAAACTCCAGTAAATGTAATAGTTGGAGGTACTACATATCCACCACCACCATTACTAACTGTAATAATACCAACTACACCATCTCCAATAAATGATGTTCCAGCAAATCCTGTTCCACTTGTACTAGTAACCTTTATTTCTGGTGCTACAGTATATCCAAAACCAACATTTTTCAAATTAATTTCTTGGACAGATCTAGTTGCTGCATTAACACTCTTATTACACACCACAATTCCAGCAATTAATACTGCAGTTCCTATACCAGTCATACCACCAGATGGTGCTGATGAGAACCCAACAGAAGGTGCTCCAATGTATCCACCACCCCTATTAGAAATAGTTACATACCTAATACCACCATTAACAATATTTGTAACAGCAGTTGCAGTAACACCAGTCCCAACAACAGTTAATGTTTGTGTGTGTCCCTGAATGGTATTAATACCATCAACAGTTACTCCATCTAAATCATCCCCAACCAAAACATTATCAATCTCTTCTATTCCAGTAGCAATAACCTCATCTTCAACTCTGAAGAGTTCGCAGGTTAATTCATAGACATATAAGTCTTGGAGTTGATAATATGGTTTAGCATATTCAATATCTTTAACTTCATACACCCTATCATCAAGAGGGAACCAAATTAAATCACCAGTTTTAGGTCTTGTAGATAACTTGATATTAGTCTGATCTTCTATTAAAGGGGAAATATAGTTCTCAAAACGTTCTCTTGAAATAACCAATCTAACTTCATCTTGAGATTGAATACCAAATTTTGAAAGGATAGTTCCAGCCCCAGCATATTCATCAAAATTATCCACATAAGCTTCAAGTGGAAGCGCCATATCAAACTTAGATTGGACAACCTCCCTAAGAACAGTTTTTTCTGTTATATACTTTCTTGGAATATAGAAAATATCAACTCCATACATCCTCAACTGTTCGTTGATAAGATCCTGAACTAGACTCTGCTCAGATTTAGTACCTTGAGTAAAAAATGGATTTAACATACTATCAACCTATCATATCAAATGGAGGAAGTTCATAAGTATTAGACATTTTCTCCATAATCAACTCAATTTCTCTTTGAGCGTCATCATATATCTGTCTTCCATTTAATTCAATACCACCAGGAAGTTTTACTCCTTGGAACTTAATCAAGTTCTGCCCCCACTGACGCTTAATCAATGCAGTAACATATCTCTTCAAAAATGAATCATTCCAAACTCTTGTAAAGTCATTGGGGTCTAAAAGTCTATAACAATCTATAACAAAATAAGTATCCTTACTTGCATCACCCCAATCAATATCCAAATATAATCTATCTTGTCTTTGATTAAATCTTATTTGCTTCTGAGTATTGAGCAAGAAATCCATATCTTCTAGATATGTTTTTGTTCTTGTATAAGTCAGTAACTCAGTTGTTCCCCAATAATAAACATCATTTAAGAACATCTGATATTTCACACTAAACATATTATTAGTTGCGGTCATATTACCGTCATACTTAAATATTCTAGTTATTCCAATAATTTCTGGTGGAACTTGAATATAGTTACTATTCTCTTCAAATGAAAATGTCTTAACATCTCCATCAATTGTAGCACTTGCAGTAGTAGTAACTATACCCGCACTATTACTTCCTGCTGGACCTCTGCCCCTATCAATATCTTCTTGAGTTATCTTATATTTAAGTAATGCTTGTGTTACTCCATCAAAATGCCTTTCATGGAAAAATTGCAATGCATCATCTATAAGATCATCAACCTGCTCGTCAGCAACATTAATCTCTAATACTGGAGCTCCCAGTTGTCTTTTGCAGTAGTTTACTAGATCTTGCCTACTCGCTGGTTGTGCCATTTATACTACTAATCCGTAAAGGTATTTATGGTGCGGATGATATACCAGGATAAACATAAATGTTTCCATCAACAATTTTATAAATGGTTGACGCAGTACCTACTCTTGTAAAGGTAACTGCTGTTCCTGGAAGAACTGATGATGCAATTGTGGAAGCAGTTCCAATAGTAATAGTGCTAGATGCAGTTGTAATACCAACTACAGAAACATTAGTAATACCTGCTCCAACAGACATTGAATCTCCAATAGCAACACTACCAACTTTATTGAGAATAAATGAAGTATTACCAACACTCACTGTTTGCCCTACAGCAACAGATGTGTCTAAAATAGATTTTGTTTCTTTATCACCAGTCAATAAAACATCAAAATAATATCTACCATATCCAATATCTGTAGTAGAAGAAGCATCTAAAGATATATTAAATTTACCAGCAGAAGCATTTGGGAATCCAACTGTAAATGTCTTCAAAGCACCTGATGTAGAACCAGTGCCAATACTCTTTCTCAATTGAGCAGAACCAGTATATCCTGTCAAGTCATATGCAGAATTTGAAGTATTTAAAACATTAAAATTGGTATTAAAGTTTGCTCCAGTATAGAGACTTAAACTAGCTCCATATGGTACTCCAGAATCTGGGTCAAATGTGATGTTTTTTGTTGCCATTATTCTTTAGGTACTCCAATCATTTGTAATACTTCCTGTTGTTTTAAATAAAGTTTGCAATAAACTTTACTAACATCTCTAAGAATTTCAATATCATCAATATTATCTATCTCAGAAGCTTGTTTAATATACTCAAAACTTTTATTTAGATTATCTAATGTAATGCTATCAGGATCCATTTAATAACTCCTTTAGTAATGATTTTATTTCACTAATGTCGCTTTTCATATTAGCAACTTCATCTTCTATATTTTGAACCTTTTCCACTTTTTGTTTTTTTAAGTTACGGGAAATAATGTATTTTTTATATTCAGATTTATTGGTATTAACTATTGAATTAGTATCAGGATCTTTTACAAAATCCTGATGATCTTTTATTTTCTGCATAATTAAGCCAATGCAAGTACTCTCAAATCTTTAACTCTAGGAATGTGAACCTGATTTGATGAAGTCATAACAATCTTAATCTTA